CGATATTAGCTAAAGGAAATATATTTGCTCTGTTAATATCAATATCTTGACCAGTTGTTATGGTATTGATAAATTCACTCTCCTCAAGTCTTTGTCTTAAATATCTTAATAATTCGGTGTACTGATTCATTATAATTCTATTGCGTTACTGCCTCGTCTTAACTTTTCTTCTTGCGTCATTTTATCAAATTTGTGTGCCAAAAATATATGCAATTCGTGTACTGGTATTTTAAAAACTTTTTTCATATTTAGTATATTATCATCTGCCAATAAAACTATTGTTGCGTACCAACCCCACTTTTCAAAGTATCTTGATGTTTTATTCCCCTCGCTATTACCTCGCTCGTATATTTCTGGATAGCTATTCTTAATTCTTTCGATAAACTCGAAAAAAAAACCAACGCACCATTTACGATATTCATTGTCGCTTGTTTCATAACCTCGCCAGTCAATGCAGTTCCAGAATATTTCTCAATTCTATAATTGCCAAAAGCATCTTCATTAGTTATTCGTCTAAACAATATCGCCATTACTTTATTTAGTGTTTCTGGCTTTGTTCCGTATTCAACTAAATCTACATATTCAGCCGTTGTAATATCGTTGAGGTTTGGAATAAAACCATATTCAACTCCGTCAAGATAAAATCTGTTTTTAAATTTAACCTCCGTATTTAATGCAGTTGTTATTTGACTAATAATATCTTCATAATCTGTAAGTTTAACTCCGTCTAAACTATGATAGTCTAAATTGCTAAATATACTTACAACTCTTGCCGTAAACTCTCTGCTAGTTAAACCTTTTTTCTTTGTCAACTTTTCGTACTTCTGAAACTGCAATAATGAAATATCGCTATTGTTTTCTGGTAATGTTACTTTGACTTTCATATACTAATAATAAAATTTTAAAGTTTTTGTTATTTATCTTATTTCTATTCCGAATTGATTTCCTAAAACGTAGGAGGCAACGTATCTCAGTGGATCAATCGTATGATTAAAATCGTCAACAAATAATTTGCTCCCTTTGTCTGCATAAACATAATTATTTAATTCTTTTGCTACATTTTTACTATTAACCTCAACTATTAATTTATAGTCTAATAATAAAGTAATTCCAAGAGCAATTGAGCCTTGTCCTTTCATTGACGGAAGTATATTATTACCTTTATTATTTAACTCTTGAATAAGACGTTTTTCTGCCGAGTCTCCAATAATTAAATTATTGCCAGCACAAGATTTATTAATTTCAGCAATTTGATTATTAGTAAGTTTTGATTTATACAAATGTTCTTTTATCCAAATTATATTTTTTTCTTTATCAATAGCGACCTCAATAAGCGTTGTTGGATCAATCATTCCATAATCTTGTCCAAATACAGTTTGTAGTCCTTTAGGGTTAAACTCTCCGTATTCCCAATTCGTAAATACAACGCCCTCTGCTTTTTCTAACCAGCCTCCTAACATTTGATGCTGATATTTACTTGGTCTATTTAATTTAAGATTTTCAATTTGTTCTAAATAACTCTTTGATAAATTCTCTTTGTTGTCTAAATACGTTGTGTGAATATAAGTCGTGTTTCCTTTTGTTGTATTAATTCCAGCTTGGACTCCTTTGTCTTGAAAAAATCTATTGTATATCCAATGTTCCTTTGTGACTGGATTTAGTATTAAAATAACTCTGTTTTTGTTCTTGTTATTTCTAACTGACATATCTATTTTGTCAAATATGTTTTCGTCAATTAATTCTTCTGCCTCGTCCATTATCCAAGTCGTTATATTCGTCAAAGATTTTAGCGATGCCGTATTGTCTCCACTCGAAGTTTTAATGCCCTTAAAAATTATCTTGCTCCCAGAAAGTTTGTTTATTATTTCGCTTTTAGTAATATTGAAATGCTCCTCTAAATTAAGAGTCTCAATTTTATCTAAAAATTCTGGAATGATTGAAACGTAAGCAGAGGTTAAAGTTAGTCTTGTAAATAATATTGTGTGACCAGCCTCGTAAGTTAAAAGTAATAATAAGGTGTTTATAGAATATGATTTACTTGAGCCTCGACCTCCAGTAACAATAAAGTATCTAGCATCAGAAGTTTTTATTGGCTCAAATTTCCTATTTATCTCAATCACTTAAATTTAATAATATCTTTAAAGTTTATATTAAAACCCTCGCTGGAATTTATGTCAACTGTTTCTTTTGGCTTTCCATATCTATAACCAAAATATAATGACATCGCTCTGCTATCTCCTTTAAATATCTGTTTACCTAAAGTTTCAATTACCTTTTCATTGTCAATAAGTTTATCTAACTTCTCAATCAATTTGAGTTCGTCTGCTTTCTTTGGTCTGCCAGCACCCTCTCTTTTACCTCCGTTGTTTTTTCTTTTGTCCATAATTGATAGTTTATTGTTTAATCAATTTTTTTTTCGTTACGACAAGCCTTTAATTCTTCGTCCATTTCTGTAATTTTAACATATAGTTTTGATACTACTGTTTCCAATACTGATAACCTTTGTTTAGTTGTATAATTTTTAGCTTTCATAACTAGAATGTACTTTGTCTAATTCGTTACTCATTTTTAAAAGAAGTTTTCCACTTCCTTGACAATTTTTACATAAGTCTATTTTTCTGTATTGTGTTGCAAATATATAAGCGTAAGACTCAATCAGTAAATCAATCTCTTTGTCATTCCAGAGCTTTAGTGTTCTATTCTTAATATAATTTGAATATCTTTTATATAAATCTTCTGTAAAGCATCTAACTGGTTTGCGTCTTATTGGAAACAATTTATTTAGTTTTTGTTTACGCTCCTCACAACCACAATCGTCGTTATCTTTAAATATAGCTTTTTTGATAACTTTGGTTAATGGTTTAATTGGTTTACTCTCCAATACATTTTCTACAACATCGCCAAGACCTTGAGGAGTCACTTTTACTTTTGTTCCTTTTTTCTTCCTTACTTGTTTTTTTGCCATTTTAATTTACTGTTTTGATATTTATAATAATCTTCGTTTAATATTTCTTGAATGCCTAGTTTGGTTTCTCTGAATACAAATCCATAATTTATATCGTATGTATCTGCAATTTCTCTATTACTTCTGTCGTAACTTTCTTTTATAAATTCCAGCCTATGCCATTTAATATTTTTTGCCTTGTCTAATATCTTTTGCTCTGCGTCTGTCGGCTCAAATTGTTTCGTTGTATCTTCTATATAATAAAATCCGTCTAAACTAACTGGCTCTTTTTTTGCCTTATTCTTTTTGGATCGAAAAAGGTTTTTAAGAGTTGTAAATATATATCCAGCCGTTACGTTTTGTTTGTCCATTACCAGAAAATACATTTCTTGAGTAATATCGTCAGCTAGTTGCTTATCCCTATTACAAATGTAATAAGCCATTTCTCTCCACTTGCTATCGTTTTTTGCTAACTCCTTGAGCATCTTATCTGACTTGTTCAAATTTATGTAAAAGTTATTAACAAAACAAAAACGCCTAAACTTGAGAGGTTTAAGCGTCTTAAAACAAAACAAAACAAATCAACTATTTTGAAGATTTATTATTCAAATATAAAATTTGCTATGTTTAATTTCATTATAGTTTGCTAATTTTTATCCACAAATTAAAACATTCTTATTTGTTGTTTGTGTTCGTTTATTCTTTTTATTGATGCATCGTAATAGTCTTTATCAAGTTCACAAGCAGTTAAATTATATCCTAAATTATGACAAGCTATTGCAATACTTCCACTTCCTAAATGTGTATCTAATATCTTATCTCCCTCTTTAGCATAGTTCATTAAAAGCCATTCATAAAGTTTAACTGGTTTTTGTGTTGGGTGTATTTTTGTTGTATGGTTATGTTTATGTATTCCGTAATCAAACATTTTTGCTGGTTTCTTTAAACCCATACTTACCCAAGCATATTCAGCAGTAGCAAAATTATCTACTGTTTGTTTCTTATTCCAAATACAAAAATATTCACTTGTTGGCATTACAAAATTATTAGCACCCCAAACTATTTGGTTTTTAGAAACCCTAAATAACTCTTTAAAGAATTTTTTAGTAGGTTTCTTATCCCATTTAGTGCTATTATTCCACCCTTTATGTGTTTTAAATCTGTGAATTTTATTACCATCCCTTTTTTTATCTTCTGACCTTTTCAAGCCATAAGGTGGATCAACAATAGCAAGGTCAAAGTAGTTATCCTCATACCTTGCCATTAGTTTCATATTATCTTCGTTTGTTATTTTCATATCAATAAACCCAAATAACGTTTTCGTGTTTGTCGCAGTCAACGTCACAATGTATAAAAGTCTTGGCTATTCCAATTCTATTTATTCCAGCATCTAATAAAGCATTAACTATTATAAATCTGTCTGTGCTATAATTACAAGCGATGTCAACGGCTAATCCTTTTAAATGACTTGATTGGGACGCTCCTCCGACCTTTTTATTATGTTTAGGAGTTCTGTACCCACTATTTATTTTAAATGGAATACCAGCGTTGTGACGTGCCATATTTAATTTAGCTAATAACTCTGCTTTCATTTTACTTCCAGAGCCTTTTAAATCTGGACTGTCAAATTCACTTTCTTTAAAGTATGTTTTCATAATTTATTTTTTAATAAAAATCCTCATATATATCGTTTACGTGAGTTTTTTCTTCGTCTGTTAATTCTGTTACGCATTTGTCATAAATTCTAAATGCAATTTTCATTAGTGTTGTACTTCTTTCCATTTGTTTTGTTTTTAAATTAAATTTTTACTTCTAGTAAAGATGCAAATTTTTTAGGTAAGTTCCTATGCAGTTTAAATATTTTTGTTTTAGTGTAATAATGATTATGCTCCATTAATTTATTATACTCTGGCAACTTTATTATTTCGTTTATATTTTCTGTAATATTAAATGCAGTCAATCCGTTTTCATCTATTACAATATAAATAAATTTTTTGTTTAATAATTGCGACTTCTGATAATTGACTGACAACTTCATACTTTCAATTAATTTGGTGGCATAAACTTTTCC